ATGCTAATGCAGCTTTTGATAAAGCTAATTCTGCAAATGTTCTTGCACAGTCTGGTTATAATCAAGCCAACACCGCTACAACTACCGCAGGTTTAGCTTATAATCATGCTAATGGTGCGTTTGATAAAGCCAATACGGCAACCACAACCGCTGATGCAGCTTTCGCTAAAGCTAATTCTGCCAATGTGATAGCACAAGCGGCATTTGATAATTCAAATACCAAGTTTAGTTCTTCTGGTGGTTCAATATCAGGTGATGTTTCTGTTACAGGTAATTTGACTCTTATTGGTCAAACCATATATGCAAACACAACAACCGCATTAATCGCTGATAATGTTCTTACACTTAATGCAGCTATCAATCAAGCATCAGCGCCAACTGTAAACGCTGGTGTTGAAGTTGACCGTGGTTCATCTGCTAATGTGTCATTACTTTGGAATGAATCTTCCGATAAATGGACATTCACTAATGATGGTTCAACTTACTATGATATTGCTGATGCGGCTCGTTTAGATTCATCATTCACCCACGCTAATAGTGCTTTCAATCAAGCAAATACAGCAACAACAACGGCAGGCCTAGCTTACACGCATGCTAATGGCGCTTTTGATAAAGCAAATACTGTTGCGACTACTGCACAGAACGCTTATGATTTAGCAAACGGTACCGCAGGTATTGCTAATACCGATTATACAACAGTTTCAGTAACAGCAGGAACTTATGGTAATGCAACCTATGTTCCAACAGTTACACTTGCATCTAATGGTCGTGTGACCTCTGTAACAACAACGGCTATAAGTGCTGGTGCATCCATTGGTGATGTATTAGCTCTTTCAATCGCATTAGGGTAAAACATGGCAAAACCAACAACAAGAGCTCAATTTATAGATTATTGCAAACGAAGACTAGGTCATCCTGTCATTGAAATAAATGTGGATGATGACCAAGTAGAAGACCGTGTTGATGATGCTCTTCAATTCTTCTATGATTATCATTTTGATGGTTGTGAGAAGATTTACATGAAGCATCAATTCACACAAGAAGATATTGACCGTAGATGGATTTATTGTCCAGATGCTGTCATATTTGTTCATTCTGTTTTACCGTTTGACGATTCAAATTCTTCAGTCAATATGTTTGACTTGCGTTATCAATTACGCTTGCATGATTTATATGATTTTACATCCGTATCTTATGTGTCATATGAAATCACAATGCAACATATTCGCACATTAAATTTATTATTCTCTGGCACACCACAATTTAGATTCAATCGTCATCAAAATAAATTGATGCTTGATATTGATTGGTCAAGAGATGCACAATTAGGTAAGTATGTTATTATTGAATGTTACCGTAAATTGGATCCAGCTACAATCACATTGACCGGTACTGTTACAGGTAATACATCATCTAATACACTTACGGGCACATCTACTGTGTTTGACCAAGAAATTATTGAAAATGATTTTATTACACTCTCTGATGGTCAAGAAGTTCAAGTGCGTAAGATTAATTCACCCACAGAAATTGTAATTGCAGCTAACACCTTATCTGCTAATGTGACTTCTAACACGATGTCAAAAGCTGGTGTATCGGATGTTTGGGACGATAGGTTCTTAAAACAATATGCAACAGCCAAAATTAAGTATCAATGGGGTTCTAATTTAAGTAAATTTGCTGGTGTTCAATTACCAGGTGGAGTGACACTTGATGGTCCAAGAATTATGGAAGAAGCACAGCGTGAAATTGATAAAATAGAAGAAGAAATGCAATCTTACAATGTATTGCCAAATGAAATGTTTATGGGTTAGTGATGAATGGCAACCAATCTTTATTTCAATAACTTTCCGAAGAATATAACTTCAGAGCAACTGCTCGTTGAAGATTTAGTCATTGAATCACTCAAGATTCATGGTATGGATGTTTATTACATGCCAAGAACCAGTCGTGATACGGTTGATTATATCTTTGGTGAAGATACACTCAAACAATATGTGTCTGCCTATCCTCTTGAAATGTATTTAGAAGATGTAACGGGTATGGAAGGTGAACAAGACTTTATTTCTAAATTTGGTCTTGAAATTCGTGATGAAATTAGACTACTTGTTTCTCGCCGTAGATTTGCAGCTAGCATTCCTCAAAATAGACCAAAAGAAGGTGATTTAATTTATGTTCCTTTGGTTCAAAACTTCTTTGAAATTACCTTTGTAGAACATGAAAACGAATCGGCTATGTTTTATACATTAGGCCGTGGTCGTGGCGCCAATGTTTATGTCTATGCACTTAAACTTAAACAGTTTGTATTTTCTAATGAGATTATTGAAACAGGTATTCCAGATATTGATGAACAAATCCGTGATGAATATCCAAGAACAAAAATTACAATTGGTGCTGGCGGTTCTGGCAAATATGTTAATGATGAGTTTGTTTATGTTGGTGCTAATTTAGCTTCCGCTACTGCACAAGCATTAGTTTATGATTTTGTTCCAAATACATATATTGAAGTTTATAGAACCATTGGAACATTCAGTTCAGGCACACTAAAAGGTAATACAAGTAATGCTCAATGGACAATTAATACCGTTGACAACTTGTTAGAAATGAATACTGTCTTTGAAGATATACAAGATAATGCTCGTATTGAAGCTGAAAGTGATGGTATTATTGATTGGACAGAAACAAATCCGTTTGGTGGTGATTAATGCTAGGTAACGCACAATTTTATAATAGAACAATACGAAAAGTCGTAGTGGCTTTTGGTTCTCTTTTTAATGATATTATCCTACAAAGGTATACATTGGATGGGGCAACCAAAAAAGAAGTCTTTAGAGTTCCATTATCCTATGGTTCCAAAGAGAAATACTTAACTCGTATTACTTCTGACCCAAACTTAACTAAATCTATCGCCACGGTCGTTCCTCGTATATCCTTTGAACTCATTGGATTGGGTTATGATTCTTCTCGTAAGCAAGTATCTACATTACAAAACTTTTCATACAATACTGCCGATGGGCTCAAAACACAATATGCTCCAATTCCATATAACTTTGATTTTACCTTATCAATTTATGTGAGAAACCATGAAGACGGCACACAAATACTTGAACAAATATTGCCGTTCTTTACACCAGATTTTAATGTCACTGTTAATTTCAATTCAAACATGACACAGAAATATGACATGCCCATTATACTCAACTCAGCTTCACCTGAAGTTGATTATGAGGGTGATATGTTATCAACACGATTAATTATTTGGACTTTAGATTTTACTGCCAAAGGTTTCATTTACCCACCAGTTAAAACAAGTCAAAACATTATTGAGCAAGCAAATACGAACCTACATATTGATACCATCTCAAGAACTTCACAGAAAGTTTTTGTAGATTATGCAAATGGTTCTAATTACTTTGCTGAAGAAGAAACTATTTTTGTAGAAGACCGTGGTGTTACCGGTGATGTAGCTTATTTTAGTAATTCAAATACAGGCGTTTTAGTAGTAGGTAATCTTAATAAACCATTACAAGCTAATGATATTGTTCTTGGTACCCAAACAAACGCTAAATATACTATTAAAACCGTTGATGCTAATCCAGTTAAGACTGTTATAATTATTACCAATCCAGACCCAATCACAGCTAATGTTGATGATGATTTTGGATTTACTGAAACCATATATGAATATCCAGATTCACCATGAGTAAATTAAATAATAAGATAAGTGAAGCGCTAAATACTGAGCCCATAGAAATTAACCCTGTGGTTGAAGTGCAACCTGAAGAAGTTATTCCAACAAATCAGGTTGAAGAAGATGCTGATTTTGCTCGTAGTAATATGAGAACACTTATAGCCAAAGGCAATCAAGCTATGGATCAACTATTAGCTGTGGCTAAAGAATCAGAACATCCTCGTGCATATGAAGTGGCTGCAACTTTAATTAAAAGTTTGGCAGATATGAATAAAGATTTGTTGGATTTGCAAAAAAAACGCAAAGATTTAACACCTAATGGAGATGGTTTTGCAGGAAACGCAAAAAATCTAAATGTAGATAAGGCTATTTTTGTTGGTTCTACAAACGAATTAGTTAAGTTTTTGAAGAACAATAAATAAGGATTACTATGGAAAAATTAGTCGCACAACTCAAAACAATTTTAGGTACAAACTTTGGTTTGTATTTTAAGGCTCACTCATTTCATTGGAATGTAGAAGGCCCAAATTTCAATGATTATCACGCCTTTCTAGGTGCATTTTATACCCAAGTATGGAACAATACAGATTTAATCTCTGAAAAGATTCGTATGCTAGGTTCATATTCTCCAACAGGTTTGGATAGAATGCTTGAACTATGTGACATTCAAGACAATGAAAATATACCAACAGCTATTGGAATGTTTACACAATTAAAGAGTGATAATGACCGTTTCATTATTCATTTAAGAGCTGGTATTGTTTTAGCTGACCAAGCTGGTGAACCAGCAATATCTAACTTCTTACAGGATATATTAGACCAACACCAAAAACAAGCATGGTTCTTGAGTAGTCTAATCAAATAAAATGTCTGACGGATATCTTGGTAATGACCGCCTCAAAAGGGTGGGTGTTGAACTATCTTATACAGAAGAACAAGTAGCAGAAATTATTAAATGTACCGAAGACCCGGTACACTTTATTAAGAATTATGTAAAGATTGTCAATGTGGACCACGGTTTGGTTCCGTTTGACATGTGGCCATTCCAAGAAAAAATGGTCAAAACTTTCCATGAGAATCGTTTTTGTATTGCAAAAATGCCTCGTCAGGTTGGTAAAACAACCACGACAGTAGGTTATATGTTATGGTCTGTTTTATTTAATCCAGATTATACAGTTGGTATTTTAGCAAATAAGGGTTCATTAGCTCGTGAGATTTTGGACCGATTAACAAAGGCCTATGAATATTTGCCTTTGTGGTTACAGCAAGGCGTTGTGGTTTGGAATAAAGGTAATATTGAATTAGAAAATGGTTCAAAGATATTTGCATATGCAACATCCGCAGCCGGTGTCCGAGGCGGTTCTTATAATCTAATATTCCTTGATGAGTTTGCGTTTGTGCCTCACAATATGGCGCAAGACTTTTTCCAATCAACTTATCCTGTGATTTCTTCTGGTCAAACGACCAAAGTTATTATTGTATCCACACCAAACGGATTGAACCAGTTTTATAAAATGTGGACTGATGCAATTGAAGGTCGTTCTACATACAAACCATTGGAAGTCCATTGGTCAATGGTACCAGGCCGTGATGAAAAGTGGAAAGAAGAAACAATACGGAATACAAGTGAAGAACAGTTCCGTGTAGAGTTTGAAACAGAATTTATTGGTTCATCAGCAACATTGATTTCTGGAACCAAGTTAAGAAGTTTAGCATTTCATAATCCAATATCTTCAGATGAGGGTTTGGACATATATGAACAACCTATACCTGGCAGACTTTATATTTGCACGGTTGACTGTGCTGAGGGTGTAGAGGCTGACTATTCTACCATTAATGTGGTTGATGTGACAGAAACACCTTATAGGCAGGTCGCTAAATATAGAAATAATAAATTGCCTTTATTATTCTTTCCAACCATCATCTATTCGGTGGCCAAGAAATATAATGAGGCCTATGCGTTAATTGAAACAAATAACATTGGTCAACAAGTGGTTGACATATTGCATTATGATTTAGAGTATGAAAACATTTATAAGTTAGAACACCACCATATCAAAGGTCAGAGTATATCGGCTGGTTTTAGACGGTCTACTTCCTTTGGTATTAAAACAACCAAATCTGTGAAGAAAATTGGGTGTGCTAACTTAAAAACACTTATTGAAAACGATAAGTTAATCATTAATGACTTTGACACAATAGCTGAAATGAATACCTTTTCAAGGGTTCGTGATAGTTACGCAGCTGAAGAAGGCAACAATGACGATTTGGTGATGGGATTAGTTCTATTTGCGTGGTTGACAGCGCAGACTTTCTTTAAGGATTCTACAAGTATTGATGTAAGAAAGTTAATGTTGGCAGAGCAGAACATGTTGGTTGATGAAGATTTAGCCCCTGTTGGTATCATAGATGACGGAAAACGAGAAGAAATTACGATTGACCGTGAAAATAATGATATATGGACGGAAAGAGGTTATACTCCTTCAACTTTCTAAAAAACTAAATAGACTATAAAAAGAATTTAACAACAACACTATATTATTCGTAAAGCTATTAATTAAAGGAGAAATCCAATGGCATTTCAGCTCTCACCTGGGGTAAATGTATCAGAAGTAGATTTGACTACAATTGTCCCTTCCGTTCCAACATCAATTGGAGCATTTGCGGGGGTGTTTTTGTGGGGTCCAGTCGGTGAAATTATAACTATTTCAGATGAGGTGAATCTAGTAGATAGATTTGGTAAACCTACAACTGATAACTATGAATACTGGTTCTCAGCAGCAAACTTCCTAGCATACTCAAATAATCTTAAAGTTGTTCGTGCGGCTAATGTTGCATCAACAAAGAACGCTGTATCTAACGGTTCAGCAGTATTAATTAAAAACGATGACGATTGGTTAGATAATCGTTCAAGTGGTGCAACCACATATGGTGAATTTGCAGCTCGCTATGCAGGCGCTTTAGGTAACTCACTTAAAGTTTCTGTTGCTGATGCAAACACATATACTGGTTGGGCTTATGCTACACAGTTTACATCAGCACCTTCTACATCAACATACACATCAAATGCTGGTGGCGCTAATGACGAAATTCACATTATCGTTGTTGACGAAGATGGTAAATTTACAGGTACACAAGGCACAGTTCTTGAAAAATATGCCTTTGTATCTAAAGCTTCAGATGCTAAAGATGATTCAGGCAATACAAACTACTACAAGAATGTTATTGCAAACAAATCAAAATACATTCATTGGTTATCACATCCAACAGCTAACGCAGGTGCTTCATATGCTAACGCATCCTCAACATGGGGAAGTGCAGCTGCAGGCATCTCATTTACTAACTTAACAGCTAATGCTACAATCTCACTCATTGGTGGTGCAGACGGTACAATTTCAACTGCTAATGTGGTTACTGCATACGACTATTTTGAAAATGCAGAAGCTGTAGATATATCTTTAGTTGTATCTGGTCCTGCTAATGCAACAGTTGTAACTGATTTAATTTCAATGGCAGAAACTCGTAAAGATTGCCTAGTATTTGTATCTCCAGAAAAAGCAGATGTGGTTGACAATGCTGGTTCTGAAGTAACAGACATCAAAGCATACCGTGAAACTCTTACAAGCACATCATACGCTGTATTAGACGGTAACTGGAAATATCAATACGACAAATATAACGATGTATATCGCTGGGTACCATTAAATGGTGACATCGCTGGTCTATGTGCAAGAACAGACCTTGAGCGTGACCCATGGTTTTCACCAGGCGGTCTCAATCGTGGTATTATCAAAAATGTAATTAAACTCGCATGGAATCCAACAAAAGCAAATCGTGATGATTTGTATGTAAAAGGTATTAATCCTGTTGTTTCATTCCAAGGCGAAGGTGTAGTGTTATTTGGTGATAAGACACTCTTATCTAAACCAAGTGCATTTGACCGTATCAATGTTCGTAGATTGTTTATTGTGCTTGAGAAAGCTCTTGCTCGTGCAGCTCGCTTCTCTCTATTTGAGTTCAATGACCAATTCACTAGAGCACAGTTTGTAAATCTTGTAGAACCATATTTACGAGATGTTCAAGGTCGTCGTGGTATTTTTGACTTCCGTGTGGTCTGTGACGAATCAAATAATACACCAGAAGTTATAGATAGAAATGAGTTTGTTGGTGACATCTACATCAAACCTGCTCGTTCAATCAACTTTATCCAACTCAACTTTGTTGCAGTAAGAACAGGCGTAAGCTTTGACGAAGTTGTTGGGAAGTTCTAATAAATAGAGAAACAGGAGAAAATAAATGGCATTTAATGTAAATGAATTCCGAAGCCAACTGATTGGTGACGGCGCTCGCCCAAATCTATTTGAGGTGTCCATGCCCTTTCCTGCGTTCTCTGCGCCAGGAAACGCACAAACTAAATTGACTTTCATGTGTAAGACAGCACAATTACCCGGTGCAACTATCGGTGTTGTGCCTGTTCAATACTTTGGTCGTGAATTAAAATTTGCTGGCAATAGAACATTTGCAGATTGGACAATCACAATTATCAACGATGAAGACTTTGTTATCCGTAACGCATTTGAAAGATGGATGAACGGTATCAATAGTCACAATCTTAATGTGCGTAATCCAGTAGCTCAAGCTCCTGCAGGTTACACAGTTGATGGTGATGTTAGACAATTCAGCAAAGCAGGCGACACACTCAAGAAATATAAATTTGTTGGTTTATTCCCAACAGATTTAGCTCCAATTGATGTTGATTGGGGTGCTAATGATACAATTGAAGAATTCACAGTAACACTTTCCTACCAATGGTGGGAATCAGTTGAAGACGGTGTAGTGTAACGAGAAAGGCTTCGGCCTTTCTCTATTTTTTTTAGGATGATATAAAATGGCAGTCAAACTCTTTGGGTTCACCTTAGGTCGGAAGGACATTGTCCAACCGCAATTACCTGAGCAGCCTTCCTTTACACTTCCAACGGAGAGCATGGATGATGGTGCAGTTACCATTACATCTACGGCTCACTATGGAACTTATGTAGATTTAGAAGGTTCAGTTCGTAATGAAATTGAATTAGTAACACGCTATCGTGAGATGGCAAACCATCCAGAATTAGAAATGGCGATTGATGATATTGTCAATGAAGCCATCACCCATGATGAAACAGGCAAAGTAGCTAATATTGTTTTAGATAAACTACAACAACCTGAATCTATTAAAAAGAAAATCCTTGAAGAATACAATAATGTTCAGAAGATGCTTAACTTTAGCAATCTGGCTGATGACTTATTTAAGCGTTGGTATATTGACGGTAGAATTAACTTTCATATAGTCGTTGATGAGAAAACACCTAAAGAAGGTATCAAGGAATTAAGATATATTGACCCACGCAAGATTCGTAAAGTGCGTGAGATTAAAAAAGAGCGTGACCCAAAAACTGGCGCTCAAATTATAGCATCTATTGCTGAGTATTATGTTTATAATGACAAAGGTTCTACAACTCAAACCTATACAAGTAATGTAAATGCTGGTTTAAGAATTGCACCAGAATCTATCATTAATGTGAATTCAGGTTTGATGGATGCAAAGAACACTTTTGTTATTTCATACTTACATAAAGCAATTAAGCCACTCAATCAATTAAGAATGATTGAAGATGCAATCGTTATCTATCGCTTATCAAGAGCACCTGAAAGACGAATATTCTACATTGATGTAGGTAATCTTCCTAAAGGTAAAGCTGAACAATATCTCCGTGATGTTATGGTCAAGTATCGTAACAAGATGGTATATGACGCAGCTACTGGTGAGTTAAGAGATGACCGCAAGCACATGTCAATGCTTGAAGATTTCTGGTTACCACGCCGTGAAGGTGGCAAAGGTACTGAAATTACTACATTACCAGCTGGCCAAAATCTTGGTGAGTTGGAAGATGTGAAGTATTTCCGTCAAAAACTATTACAGTCATTAAATGTTCCTATCTCACGATTAGAACCACAACAAGGCGGTATGATTGGTGTTGGTAGAACATCTGAAGTGACACGAGATGAAGTTAAGTTTGCTAAATTCATCCAAAGATTAAGAAATAAATTCTCTCAAATTTTTGACCAGGCTCTTCGTGTTCAATTGGTGCTTAAAGGTATTTGCACACAAGAAGAATGGGAAGATTTCAAAGAAGCTATTTACTATGACTTCTTAAAAGATAATAACTTTACCGAAATGCGTGACGCTGAACTACTCCGTGAAAGAGTAGGTCTATTACAGACAGTTGACCCATATATTGGTCGTTATTATTCTGCTAAATGGGTTCGTAAGAATATTCTTCAAATGAATGACGAAGATATTCAACAGATGGAAAAAGAAATCAAAGAAGAAGAAGATAACGGTACAGGTGGTCCAACAATGCAAGACGGTGAACAGGTTTCACCTGAGCAATATCCACCAGAAGACAACACCGTTGAAAAGGGTGCTGAAGATTCAAAAACTCCACAACTTGATGCTGATGTGGAAAAGTATAGTAGCATAAATAGAAATTAACGGAGAAAATTATGGAAACATCACAATTTATTGACCAACTTGCAGCTGGCGAAGCCGCTCAAGCTAAAGACACACTAACAGATATTTTATCTGCTAAAGCTTTTGAAGCACTTGAAAATCGTAAGATTGAAATTGCTAAATCAGCCTTTGGTGGTGTAGAACAAAACCAAGACGAAGAACAAGTAGATATTGAAGTATTGGATGCTAATGAAATTAATGGCGTTCAAATGGGCGATATTGAAGTTCAAAATACGGAAGATACTCCAGTAGAAGCATGAAACTTTTAAGAGAGTTCAAACAAGAACCAATCGTTGAAGAGGAGAAGCAAGACTACTCCAAATTTGACACATTGGTACGAGCTGGTTTAGCAAACAAATCTCAAATACAAAGAATTCATCGTATTTTGGGTAAAATGGGCGAAGAAAAACCAAATTTCAACCCAGCTGACCGTGCATTAATACAAATGCTCTTTATGAGAATGACTGATTTAATTACAAATAAACAGTTGTTCCAAAAAACGAAACAAGTGGTTCGTGAAGAATATGAAGAGCTTGATGAAGCTATGAACCCAAATGATCCACCATTTGTGTTGGTATTAAAGAGAAAGGCCATTCGTTTATATCCAAACGGAGAAAAGGTCGCTCTTTATTATAATAATAAAATAAACAAATACTTTAGTGTTCCATATGGTCCTGGTGTTGATGCCAACATACAGGCAGAAGATTTTGAAAGCGGTATAAATACCATCAATGAAGGTGCTATGGCTGAGCTGCAAAAGATTAAAGATAATCAACAGCATGGTGTAGTAAAACATAGTGACGGAACTTCAAGTAAGATTGATGTGCAAACCGCTCATGCGATTCTTACCGTTCATAAAAACTTGAACGATGAGAATAAAAAGAAATTTGCAGACATGGTTGGTAAGTCACACCATCATCTACAAAAAGCAGCAGAGTTTTCATGGAAAAACATGAAGTGATAAGTTTTGTTGATTTAATATTACAGAACAAATTAGACGAAGCAAAAAAAGTATTATTTGACCGTCTTGATGAAATGGTCGCAGAGCGTATAGAAAGTGCTAAGCGATATGTAGCAGCGGACAGATTTGAAGAGGCAGAAGAGCTTGAAGAAGCTACTCGCCGTAATCCCAACATTATTAAGATGGGAAGAATTCAAAAGATTCGCCGTAGAATCAGAAGAAATGCTAAAGGGCGAATTGTTGTTCAAAAGAACAGAAGGCGTTCAGGTATAAAAGGGTATCGTGTATCAGGTAACACCGTTAGACGAATACCAGCAACAACAAGAATTAGAAAAGCCCGTTTATTAAAACGGTCATGGAAAACAACTAGAAGAGCAAAACTTCGTAGGACATTAATAAAACGAAAGATGTCTATGCGAAGAAGAGCCGGATTAGGACTAAAATAAAATGCCATTTGAAATTATTAACACTATAAGAAGTTCTTCAATTATTCGTGTTGAAGGAACAGGTACAACTACGGTTGCTTTAGCTAACTTAGCTGCAAATGCTAATGAAACTGTAACAGCTGCAAACATTAAAAGATTGAATTGGTCAACAAACGGCAATATTCAAATTGTCCGAAATTCTGTGCCAATTGCCTCTTTACATAGTGCAGGTGAAATGCGCCTTGACGATTATGGTTATTCAATTGCAAACAATAGCACTTCGTCTATTGTGATTACAGTTAATACCGGCGGTACATTAGTATTAGAAGTATCAAAAGAAACAACTTATGCAACACCATTAACAGGATTCTAAAAATGAAACTTATTAGAGAAACCGTAGAAAATGTAAAATACATCACAGAGGCTTCTGAAAACGGTAAAAAGCATCTTTATATTGAAGGTACTTTCCTTGTAGGTGATACTGTTAATCGTAATAACAGAATGTATAAAATGGATACTCTCCGTGGTGAGGTAAATCGTTACAACGAAGAATATATTAAAACGAATCGTGCATTAGGTGAGTTAGGCCATCCTGACACACCATCAATCAATCTTGAAAGAGTTTCTCATAAAATTGTATCACTATCAGAAGATGGTAATACATTCTATGGTAAAGCTCTGATCCTTGAAACACCATACGGTCAAATCGTTAAAAACTTTATTGACAATGATGTAAGTATCGGTGTATCTTCAAGAGCTCTTGGTTCAGTAGTTACAACTAAAGAAGGTTATAACCTTGTCCAAGATGACCTAAAATTAGCAACAGCGGCAGACATTGTTGCGGATCCATCAGCACCGGGTGCCTTTGTAAATGGCATCATGGAAAATAAAGAATGGATGTTTATTGAAGGCAAGTTTGTAGAAGCTGACTTTGACCGTGCAAAATCGCAAATTCGCAAGGCATCTTCAAAACAAATTGAAGAAGTAGCCTTAAAACTGTTTGAAAATTACCTCAGAAAACTTTAATTTTATAAATAAGAAATCATAAGGAGATTCCTAATGGCAACAAATAAACTCATGGAAGCAGCTGCTGAAGCCCTTGCGTCAAGCAAACAATCCGCACCCGCTGAACCAATGCACAAAGTGGACACACAGGTCGTAGACCTAGGTGGCCCAAAACAAGATGTAGGCGCTAATAAAGCTGGTGGCGACATCTATGACAAATATAAAGTTGACGGCGCTAAAGCAGCTAAATCTGCTACTGCACCAACAACTAAACCATCCGATGCTTCACCTAAACAAGAAGAAGCAGAACAAGAAGATGCTGAAGTAATTGCAGAAACTTCTCACACAGATAAAGAAGAAATGAAGAAAAAGATGAAAGAGGACATTGATGCCCTTTTTGCTGACGATTCTACAATTTCTGAAGATTTCAAATCTAAAGTTTCTACAATTTTTGAAGCTCGTGTTAATGACCGTGTTTCACAAATTCAAGAAGAAATTGAAGGCAAATATGCTGACATGCTTGAAGAAGCAATCTCATCTGTTCGTAACGACTTAACAGAGAAGGTAGATGATTACCTTTCTTATGTTGTTGAACAATGGATGGCAGACAACGAAATCGCTATTGAATCTGGCTTACGCTCAGAATTAACAGACGACTTCATCGCAGGTTTACGCAACTTATTTGCAGAACACTATATTGATGTTCCTGCTGAGAAAGTTGACCTCGTTGATGAATTAGCTGGCCAAGTTGAAGAACTTGAAGCTAAGTTAAACGAAGAAATTGAGCGTGGTGTAGAGTTCAAAAAAGCTCTTGTTGAGTCACGCAAAAATGAAGTAACTCGTGAAGTATGTGAAGGTCTCACAGCAACTCAAGTTGAAAAAATCAAATCACTCGCAGAGAGTGTTGAATTCTCCACAGAGGACGAATACAAAAACAAACTTGAAACAATTCGTGAGAATTATTTCCCATCTGGTGTTAAAAAAGCAGATGAATCACAACTAAACGAAACAGTTGAAGATGCTGAAGGCGAAAAGAAAGTCATCAATGACCCATTTGTAGCTGCAGTATCAAACGCAATTAGTAAAACAAAAATTTAATTAGTATTTAACTAGGAGATAAAAATGTATTTGTCCGAAAATTTACAGAAAAAGTGGGAAGGTGTTCTTGACCATCCTGACTTACCTGCAATTAAAGACCCATATCGTAAGGCTGTAACTGCTGTTGTTCTTGAAAATCAAGCTCAAGAAATGCAAAAAGCAGGTCAAGTTCTTAACGAAACAGCACCTGCTAACTCTGCTGGTACAGGCGGTTTTGGTGGTTCAGCTGCTGCTGGTGGTCCAGTTGCCGGTTTTGACCCAATCTTAATCAGTTTAGTTCGCCGTTCATTACCGAACTTAATCGCATACGATGTGTGCGGTGTTCAACCAATGACAGGCCCAACTGGTTTAATCTTCGCTATGCGTTCATCATATAGCACATCTAATGTGACTGCTGGCGCAGTTGAAGCTTTCTATAACGAAGCTAACACAGGTTTTGGTGGTACTCTAGGCACACAAACAGCTCTTGCAGTTGGTGCTTCTACTGCTAACACATTTGTTGGTAACGCAGCTGCTTGCACAGCAATGGCAACAGCTACTGCTGAAGATTTAACATTCCAAGAAATGGCATTCTCAATTGAGAAAGTAACTGTTACTGCTAAAACAAGAGCTCTTAAAGCTGAATACTCAATTGAGTTAGCACAAGACCTTAAAGCAGTTCATGGTTTAGATGCAGAAACAGAATTAGCAAACATCTTGTCTGCTGAAATTCTTGCTGAAATCAACCGTGAAGTTGTTAGAACAATCTACGGTACAGCTAAAACAGGTTGTGCAGTAGGTACTACAGCAGTTGGTAGATTTGACCTTGATACTGATTCTAACGGTCGTTGGATGGTTGAAAAAGTTAAAGGTTTAGCATTCCAAATTGAAAGAGAAGCTAATACGATTGCTAAAACAACTCGTAGAGGTAAAGGTAATGTTATGATTTGCTCAAGCGATGTTGCATCTGCTTTAGCAATGGCTGGTATCCTTGACTACAATTCAGCTTTACAATCAAATGTAAACTTGACAGTTGATGATACAGGCAATACATTTGCTGGTACTCTCTTCGGTCGTATCAAAGTGTATATTGATCCATATGCTCCAACATCAGCATCTTCAGAATTTGCAGTTGTTGGTTACAAAGGTTCAAACGCTTATGACGCAGGTTTATTCTACTGCCCATATGTTCCTTTACAAATGGTTCGTGCAGTTGACACAAACAACTTCCAACCAAAAATTGGCTTCAAAACTCGTTACGGTTTAGTTGCTAATCCATTTGCAGAAGGTACTACACAAGGTAATGGCGCATTGAATGTGTTGTCTAACAACTACTACCGTGCGTTCAAGATTGCAAACTTAATGTAATCTAAAAGTCTTATAATTATAACTATAATAAAAGACTAGAAAAGTAGTAAATCTCAAAGAGGACTCCCTAAAAAGAGTCCTCTTTTTTTTGAGCATAAATAAAGCATTATGACAGCAATCAATCGTAACCCAACAAATCCTAATTTTCTACAGCCAAACAAGTATCAATTAAACTTTGGTCGGTCACCTAATGTCAGGTACTTTTGCCAATCTTTAAGTGTGCCTGGTATTTCAATGTCTGAAGTTCCACAAACCACTCCGTTTGTTGATGTCTATGTTCCTGGCGAAAAGGCAATTTATGATTTGTTAAACATCACCTTTATCGTTGATGAAGAATTGAAATCATGGCTTGAGATTCACGATTGGATCCGTGCTATGACTTTCCCTAAAGAATTTGAAGAATATAAAAAATTAGATAGATTAAACAGATACACAACAAATATACCGACAGTAAAACCACAATACTCTGATGCAACTATTACATTACTCTCATCATCAAATACACCATATTATAATTTCAGATTCTATGATGTATTTCCAACTACTCTTTCTACCTTTGTAATGAGTGCGACAGATTCGCCAGATACCATAATTACAGCTGATGCTACATTTCGGTATAGTTACTTTGATGTAGAGAAATTATTCTAAAAAACGCTTGACAACTTAATGGAAGTGATGTATCCTTGAAATAGGAGGATAGCAACTATATGAAACAACTTGAAGAATTATTAGAAATGTGGCGCAAGGATTCTGATATAGATAGAACAGAACCGGGCAAAGCGTTATTAGATATACCCAAATTACATAGTAAGTATTTGAATATTCTTTCAAAACACCGTCTGCTTGCCAAAGAGGCTGACTTTAAGCTTAACAAGATGAGAGTTTTGAAATGGGAATACTATACAGGTAAATTAGATGAAGACCAACTAAAACAATATGGTTGGGAACCATTTCCTTATGTCTTAAAGGCTGAAGTCAATAACTATATTGAAGCTGATACTGACATCAATAGTCGTTTAGCACAAAAGGCTATGCACGAAGAAATCGTAGATGTGTGTGGTTCAATACTCAAAGAATTAAATAGCCGAACATTCCAATTAAGAGATTTTATAGCATGGGAAAGATTCATACAAGGTGTCTGATTTAATTCTACATAAGAAGAATGAAGTATTCATTCAGTTTGAGTGTGAAAGAAACATCGCACAAGAATTAAGTGACTACTTTACATTCTTTGTTCCAGGTTATCAATTCGTTCCAGCTTATAAAAGTAGGCTCTGGGATGGAAAGATAAGACTAGCGGACTTACGCAACTTTACCATATATCATGGTTTAGTTCCTTATATTCAAAAGTTCTGTGAAGAAAGAAGTTACAAACTTGAGATAGATTCAGATGTTATATCTACCGAAGTATTATCTGTGGTAGAAGCTGAAGAATTTATTAAGACATTAAATCTTCCACATGAAGTTCGTGATTATCAATTAAAATCTTTTATTCATGCTATCCGAAATAAAAGAATATTATTACTATCTCCTACAGCTTCAGGTAAATCACTTATACTTTATTTAATTGTCCGTTATTTACAATCATCTGGTATCAAAAAAGGTTTATTGATTGTTCCAACTACATCGTTGGTTGAACAAATGTTTTCCGATTTCAAATCTTATGGTTATGATTCTGATAGATATTGTCATCGTCAATATTCTGGTAAAGATAAACATACAAACAATTTTCTAACCATCACCACTTGGCAGTCCATTTACAAAAATCCAGTAGAGTATTTTGAACAATTTGATTTTGTTTTGGGCGATGAAGCACATCAATTCAAAGCTAAATCACTTACCACGATACTCACAGGTTGCTCAAATTCTAAATATAGAATAGGTACCACAGGAACTTTAGACGGAACTCAAACTCATCGTTTGGTACTAGAGGGTTTATTTGGTCCAGTTTATAAGGCAACCTCAACATCTGAATTAATTGAGAAAGGTCAATTAGCAGATTTTAATATTAAATGTCTGATTCTCAAGTATCCTGAACCTATATGTAAGATGGCTCGTGATTGGGATTATAATCAAGAAATTGATTTCATAGTCGCAAACAAAGCTCGTAATGATTTTATACGCAATCTAGCTTTATCGCTAGAAGGCAACTCACTTATTTTATTCCAATTTGTTGAAAAACATGGCAAAGACCTTTACGCTAATATTAAACAACATGCAAAAAATAGGCATGTATTCTTTGTATTTGGCGGAACTGATGTTGAGGTTCGTGAATCGGTCCGTTCAATTACTGAAAAAGAAAAAGACGCCATCATTGTAGCATCATACGGCACCTTTTCAACAGGCGTCAACATTCGCAACCTACATAATATTATATTCGCATCACCAAGCAAATCTCGTATTCGTAATCTTCAATCTATTGGCCGTGGTTTAAGAATTGGTGATAACAAAGAAGCTGCAGTTTTATTTGACATCGCTGATGATTTTCGTATAGGCAAATTTGCCAATTACACCTTGAAACATTTCATAGAGCGTGTTAAGATATATGATGATGAAAAGTTTAACTATAAATATTATAACATAGACTTAAAACATGACAGCACTCCCACAACATAGAGTTAAAATTATCCGATTACAAAACGGAGAAGACCTTATTTCCGATTGTATTACAAATGAAAAAGATGAATGGATTCAATTGAACGATCCTATGTCATTGATTGTCAAAAGGTCTGTAAAAGGAACGGTAATGATGATGGTACCATGGTTGCCACTTGAAGTAGTTTCTGATAATATAGCCACTATATCTTTTCACGATGTATTAACATTTGCTGAACCAAAAGAAGATTTAATTGAATATTATAATAATATGGTTGAACAAGCTAAAATATCAGTAGCAAAGAATGATGATGTGTTGAAAATATTACAGATAATTTAAAATTAGTGAGTGATGTGATAGTAAATAATTTAACTCCAGATTTATTACCAAAGAAATGGATAAAAAGAAATGAATCTAATCCTATGTTTGGTCATTGTCATACAGCTTCAGCTTGCTTACAAAAGATATTTGGAACTAAAATAATTAAACTATATCGTGCCCTAGATGATGAAGGTATCTATCATTGGTGGGCAGTTGATAAAGAAGGTCATCTAATTGATTTAACAGTTGACCAATATTATTCAACAGGTAGAAAACCTCCACATGAAAGTGGAACTAAATCAGGAATGTTAGGATTTGGGTATCGTGTTAAAGTGCTAACATTATTGGATAAGGTACTAAAGCAATTACAATCAAAGGGGACACCGCTAGACTAACAGAAGTCAAGCACATTATGAGGCAATTAAGGATGAATTATGAGTGAAAAGAAACCAAAACATTATGTAAATAACGCCGACTTCTTGAAGGCTCTAATAGAGTATAAAGAAAAGTGTGATGTGGCAAATAAAGCAGGAAAAGAAGAACCCAATATTCCAAATTATGTTGGTGAATGTTTTCTAAAGATTGCTGAACATCTATCCCGTAAACCTAATTTTATTTCATATTCTTTCAGAGATGAAATGATAGCTGACGGTATTGAAAACTGTATGATGTATTTCCGTAACTTTGACCCAGCTAAATCAAAGAACCCATTTGCATACTTTACACAAATCATATACTTCGCATTTCTTCGCCGTATTATGAAAGAGAAGAAACAATTATATGTCAAATACAAAGCTACCGAGCAATTCGGCATATTAGATGAATATGAATTACTAGAAGATTCAGATGGTGTAGCCAAACAGTTTGAATTATATGATAACATATCAGAATTCATTCATAACTTTGAAGAAAACAAGAAAAAGAAAAAAGAAGGTAAGGCTAAAGGATTGGATCAATTTCTTAACGAAGACCTATAATTACCTGTGAAACACTTGACTTTAATTTTATTATGTGTTATTATCGGTGGGTGCGCTGAAGTAGGATTCAGATTTCCTAATTCGTTTTCATATGAGGATACAAATGAATACAGAAAAGTTGCTTCAACATATTAGAGATTTAGAAGAAGAGCATTTAATTTTAGATAGCCAAATTAAGGAAGGATATAGTCAGTTTGTGAATGATGCCGACCTTAGCAAATTAAAATACCATAAACTTAATCTCAAAAGAGAAATAGAAACACTTAAACAACAATTCAATCAAACAAGAATTAAATATTAATGAAATTATGTGTATTGGGTGATACCCATTTTGGTATGCGTGGCGATTCGCTAGAATTCCACAAATATATTAAGAAGTTTTATGATGATGTATTCTTTCCGTATTTGAAAGAAAATAATATCACGACCGTGTTTCAGCTGGGCGATTTATTTGATAGACGAAAGTTTATTAATTTTAATTCACTCTATCTGTGCCGTAAATACTTCTTTGATAAATTAAAAGAAAATAATATCACATTCTATACCATCCTTGGTAACCATGATATTTCATTTAAGAATACACTTGAAGTTAATTCTCCACAACTATTATTAAAAGACTATGACAACATTACTGTATATGATAATTTTTCTACCATTGATTTTGATGGTGTTTCTTTTGATATTATTCCTTGGCTCTGTCCTGAAAATGAAGAAACAATCTTTAAGGCAATCAACGAAAGTAAATCGCAATTAGCATTTGGCCATTTTGAGATTGATGGGTTTGAAATGGATCGTGGTAATGTTTGTCGTGGTGGTATTGACAAAAACAAACTTATCAAGTATGATATGGTATTAACTGGACATTTCCATCATAAATCAGATGATGGTCATATCTATTATGTTGGCACTCCAAATGAAATGACTTGGGCTGATTATAATGACCCACGAGGTTTTCATATCTTTGATACGGCAACTCGTGAAATGGAATTCATACAAAACCCATATCGTATGTTTCATAAATTAAACTATGATGATGGCGCTCAAGACTTTGAATTCTGGAAGGCATATGACTTTTCTAAATTAAAAGAAACATATGTTAAAGTGATTGTAGTTAATAAACAAAACCCTTATCTATTTGATAATGTGATTGACAATTTATATAAAGCTGGCGTATCAGATATATCCATTGTTGAAGATTTTACTGACACAAGTTTTGATACTGACCAAGATATTGTTGACCAAGCTGAAGATACAATGACTATATTAAGTAAGTATATTGATAACCTTACCTTGAATGTAAATAGTGATAAACTAAAAACACTCATGCGTGAACTCTATGTAGAAGCACTTAACACGGAAACAACCGAATAATGCTCGTCTTTCGTTATGTTCGTTGGAAGAATCTTCTTTCAACTGGTAATTATTTTACCGAAATTAAATTAGACAATACAAGTAACACACTTGTTGTTGGTGAAAATGGCTCTGGCAAATCTACAATGCTAGACGCTTTATGCTTTGGTCTTTTTGGTAAACCTTTCCGTTCAATCGTTAAACCTAACCTAATCAATTCAATCAATGGTAAAGATACTGTTGTTGAAGTTGAATTTAATGCTGGTAACAAATCATATAAGATTATTCGTGGTATCAAACCAAATACTTTTGAGATTTACCAAGATGGTGAATTATTAAATCAGGATGCAGCTGCTCGTGATTACCAAGAATACCTAGAGAAGTTTATTCTTAAAATGAATTACAAATCTTTCACACAGATTGTTATTCTAGGTTCAGCATCATTTACTCCATTCATGCAATTATCAAATACTGATAGACGAGCAATCATTGAAGACTTGCTTGATATTCAGATATTCTCTACTATGAATGGATTGGTTAAAGAAAAGTTAAGTAATAATAAAGATTTATCTATAGCCAAAAAACACGAGATTGATATTGGCCAACAAAAGTATGAACTCAAAGAAACACACATCAAACAATTAAAACAAAACAATGATGAAAAGATTGCTGAATATGAATTAGATATTGCCAACAATTCAAATCATATTGTGACATTGGAAACACAAACAAATGAACATACAGGCAAGATTGATACATTACAAGCTGATGTGACATCTCGTTTAGAAACAGAACAAAAGGTTAAAAAGTTTAATCAATTAGAAACACAGATTGAAACCAATCTAAACAAATATAAGAAAGATGTCAACTTCTTTGAACATAATGATAATTGTCCTACATGCCGACAAGCCATTGATAAACATTTCAAAGAAGAAGAAATTGGTAATTTAACAAGTAAGATTACAGAGTGTACCGTTGGTTTGTCACAATTAGAAATCAAATTACTTGAAGAACAAAATAAACTAAATGAAATTAGTGATAAACAAAAACAAATACAAGAACTACAAATTAAAATTGCAACCAACACTACATCTATTACCGAGATAAAGAAATATATTGCTCGTATTGAAAAACATATTGATGAGTTGAAAAATACCAAAGACATATCAGACACCGAACAGAAACAATTAGAAGAACTTAAAGTTAAGATTGATGAAGCTGAAAAAGAACTTAAAGAATTAATTGATGAGAAAACATATTACGAAGTGGCATCTGGTCTATTAAAAGATACTGGTATTAAAACAAAGATTATTAAACAATACTTACCAATCATTAATAAATTAGTGAACAAGTATTTGGCATCATTAGACTTTTTTGTGAACTTTAACCTTGATGAATCATTCAAAGAAACCATTAAATCAAGGCACCGTGATGAGTTTACCTATAATAACTTTTCAGAAGGTGAAAAACAAAGAATTGATATGGCACTTATGCTAACATGGCGTGCTATTGCTAAACTTAAAAATTCATCTAATACTAATCTGTTAATACTTGATGAAATATTTGATTCAAGCCTTGATGTAAATGGTACCGATGAATTGATTAAGATACTGCATATGCTTGAAGATGTCAACCTGTTTGTAATTTCTCACAAAGGTGATATTCTACAAGATAAGTTTAACAATGTAATTAAATTTGAGAAGATTAAAAACTTTAGTAGGATTGTAAAATGAGTGACGATATATTAAGTCAAGAAATATTCACCATTGATACTGGTGCTAATATTACAAAAGAAGAAAAGATTGAACCATTGCCATTGTTTGATGAAAATCATCCAATGTTAAGCAAACCAGTACCACAATATAAGAACGCATTACCTAATCAAAACATGAATACTTTAATTAAACGATTAAAGATGACTATGAAACAATTTAATGGATTAGGCCTTTCAGCTAATCAATGTGGTGTTTTTGAAAGAGTGTTTGTAATCGGCACCGAACACTTTCAGTTTGCCTGTATCAACCCACAAATTATTGACCAATCGGCAGAAATGATAAAAGATAACGAAGGTTGCCTCTCCTATCCTGCTTTATATCTTAAAATAGAAAGACCGTCATGGATTATGGCTTCATTCTATAATGAAAACGGCGAACACATTCAAATGAAAATGGAAGGTTTAACTGCAAGATGTTATCAACACGAACTAGACCATATGAATGGTATCAAGTTTGTGCAACATGCTGGGCCAGTTTCATTGAGGTTAGCAAGACAAAAACAAGATAAAATTATTAAAACAATTACACGAAAAAAGAAAAATGGCAGATAGACAAGTAGCATGGGTTTTATTTTTAGTATC